TGAGTTTTGTACAGGATTCCAACCTGTACCAACAACGTCAAGAACAGAGTTGTCAGAGGTTCTTACAAGTGCTTCCTTGTTTGGAACTTTAACACCAGATGGTGTCATCAGTGGTTGTTTCTCAACATCCCAATCAAGTCCAGCAACTTTCTGGAATTGGTCTGGTGTGAGGTCTGCCTCAACCTTAGTACCAAGTCCATGCCATGGAAGGTTACCAACATATGCCATTTGGGCCTGTCCGTTTACAATTTCAAGTTCGTGTGCCATAATAAAAGTCTCCTTTGTTTTCTCACTTTATATATACACTATACCTGTTTTCACAACAAATGTCAAGATGTTTTTAAAACTTTTATGAAAAAAATTGAGATAAATCTGCTTTTTCTTCACTTTTTAGGTCAACTTTACCAGATAATGTTGTGATAACATCTGTACTACTACGATGTTTTGGGTTATTTACCCACCGAATCGTATTGGGTGGCATCGAATCAAACCCCCACATAAACCAAGCATTACCAAATGGTGGTGACCCACCCCCTGTAAAATCTACCCTGTAATTATAGACCAAACAAGACATACCATGCTCCATAAACATCTGACCACGTTTACCACCTTGCATAGATGCTACAGGAAGGAACAGTGCGAAAGGTTTACCTAGTTTATAACAGTATTCTATAAATCTATCCTTTGTACTGTATGGTGGATTTGTTATCACACCATCATATACATCATCTGCACCACAAGTAAAAAAGTCTCTATTTTCACTGGGCACAATATTGTATTCATATTTCTTAAACCCATCTACAATCTGTGACGATATCCCACTTGTTGCTTCATAGTAGGTTTTATCTTTGTCCAGATATTCCAACAAAGGAAGTACTTGGTCTTTTGGTGTGTAACACTCATCGTACCGTGACAGGTTTTTCAATACTGCCAAAGACATTATGCAACCTTACTAAAATTCTTTACCTTTTCAAACTTGATTACACTTCTGAATTTGTCAATCAGCATATCCTGTTTGTGTGAAATGATGAATACGTTTTCTTTGTCAAAGGTATTCAGAATCTTCAAGAAGTCATCTGTACCTGTTGCATCCAACGAACTATCAAATATCTCATCAAGGATTAGTAGATTCGTATTCGTTGAGTTCTTCATCTTTGCAACTGCTCTCCATGTAAAAAGTAGTGCAAGGTCAATACGCATCTTCTCACCTTCAGAAAAGTTTGCATACGAGAATACATCACGAAAACGTGACTTGATTGTTTCGTTGAAGTTTTCGTCAATATTGAAATTCACAAAGAAATCCATAGACGATAGATATGTGTTAATCAACTTGTTCATAACAGGAAGATACTGCTTGATAATCTTTGTCTTGATACCTGTATCCTGTAGCAAGTTTTTTGCAACCTCATAGTATACCATATCTTCTTTCAACTTTCTTTTAGTTGATTCTATAGTATTGCACATTTCTTTCAGATTGTCAAGTTTTTCGTGGTCTGTTTTCGTAACATCTCCACTTTCGATTTGACGAATCTCTTCAGTCAGTGTTGCATTAAACTTTTCTAGTTCAGTGATACCACTATTCAGTTTGGCAAGTTTGATATTGTTATCATTCAATACCTTTGCAATATCTTTGTACTCTTTAATTTTTGCAGTCGCCTTATCCATCTCTGTCTTCATCTGGACAAGACCTTCAGTCAACTCCTTGACTTGTTCACTTCTTTGTGCAATAGTGTTTGCCTTAAATTCTTCACTGATAGACTGTTCACAAGTTGGACACACCTCTGTGGTTTCCATAAAAGAAATCATTTGAGAGTGTCGATTGTGTTTGTCCTTCAGTGTAAACTGAATATCTTTTAGTTTGTCACGTTTTTCAATAGCACCTTCTTCACCAGACATTGCGTCTAGAAGGGTCTGGTTCTCTTCCGTGATTCGTGTAACCTCTGCTTTGCGAGAGAACACTTCCTCTTCATTACCATCTCTAAGAGTTGTCTTTTGAGATAAAATAGTGTCCTTATTCCGTTCAACATCCTCAATGTACTTCTCCTGTAACTCGACCTTTTCTTTGTGTAGGTCTGCTTGGTATTGGTTCTCACTGATATCTGCGTTTAGAGATTTCACCTTACCTTTCAGAATCAAGTTCATCAGTGAGAATATCTTTATGTCAAGGATGTCCTCTACAACCTCTCTTCTTGCTGCTGACTTCAACTGCATGAAGGGAATAAAAGTCGATGACCCTAGAATCACGACCTGTGTAAATGACCGATAGTTCAACTTCAAGATTTGTTGTTCTAGATGTTTCTGATAATCCCTTGCGTTTGCACTTTGGTTTATCATATTACCATCTACCCAAATCTCAAACGTATTTGGTTTGATGCCACGAACTACCTTGACATTTTTATTCTGTGTTTCAAATTCGATTTCAACAACCGTACCTTGGCCATTGACTGTATTAATAAGTTGGTTCTTACTGATTTGTCTGAATGGTTTACCAAACAGTCCAAAACATAATGCATCAAGAATAGTGGATTTACCAGCACCATTCTCTCCAATAATCAAAGTTGATGGATTTCTATCTAACTGGATTTCCGTAAACGTGTTACCTGTCGATAGAAAGTTTTTCCATCTCGCATACTTAAATGTAATCAATTACAAGACTCCTCACCAGAACACTCTTTTGGAAAGCAATGTCCTTTCATAAAATAATATTCATTTTCGTATGAGGATTCCCACATACTTTCATCCATGAGTTTTTCGCATTGTGTTTCAGAGAAAGGTTGTTGCAGTGCAATCTGTCCTATATAATTCTCTGTACCAGTACCATCAATGCCCCACATTGTTACCACAAAAATAAATTCTTTCATCACAACTCCAAGTCATTTGCTTCAAGGTATAGAGTACGCATTGTACTCTTCAATCTACTCTTATCTATGTCAACATCCAGTTCATCTATATACCTCTCTAGAAGGGTTGTAGTGTCCTGTGCGTTCTCAATAATCTCATCAGATACATTCTCTGCATCTAACTCTGAGAAGTCCTCGACAATCTTAACCTCATGCGTTTTAACAGCAAGTAGTCTATCAAGGAATTGGTCAAAACCATACAAGTCTTTCTTGTTGACTACAACCAGTTTTACAAACTTATCCTCGTACTGTTCTACGTCATGTGTAGTATAGTCTGTCTGTGTATCATCATAATAAATCTTTGCAAAGATTTTGAATGGATTCTGAATGTACTCAAGTTCTCTAGTTGCCGTATCAAAGATATGGAAACCTTTTGTTTCGTTGTGGTCACTCCATGTCATCTGGTATGTGTTACCAAGATAATAGATGTGTCCATCATCTGACTTCTTGTGAAAGTGTCCAGAGAAAACAGTGTCAAACTTTCTGAACATCTCCTTGGGATAACCACCCTCACAGATGTGTCCAGCGTGCATTTCAAATCCGTTGACTTCTAGGTGACCCATACAGATATCTGCGTAGGTCATTTGAATACCCCTCATGACAGATTCATAGTTGCCCTCGTTAATCCAAGGTAACAGATGAATACCAACACCATCGAACTCTTCAGTGCATGGGTGGTCATAACATTTAATGTTGGGGTATTTCTCATCTCCAGGCCCACCAAGTAATTCAAACAGTGAATTAATCTCGTTTGTGTTCCTGTAGTAAGTATCGTGGTTTCCCACAATCATGTGCATATCAATATTTCTATCGACAATTGGTTTTATGAATTGCTCACGAAAGTCTTTTGCAATCTTGTATGAGATAAACTTACGTCTATCCATAACATCGCCCAAGTGAATAACCGTATCAATACCATGTTCATCCAAATAAGGAAAGAAGACTTCTCTCCAAAATTTGTAGAAGTGGTCATTGAAGGCTAAACTGTCATTGCGAGCACCAAAGTGGGTATCAGTTATCAGTGCTATCTTCATTATAAAATAATTCTAATCCTTTTGGTTTGTCTTTCTTCTTCTTTGGTTTGTAAACGTCTTCTTCTGGTAGGAAGTTCTTTTGTAGGTAATCCACGAATGGATTCTCAAAATCACCAGAGTCAATCAGTGTTTCGTCTACTGTCATATTCTCAATCAGTTTATTCTTCACATGAGACTGCTTCTTTTCTTTCTGAATACGTCTAAGGAATGCGTAGTAAATTATCTGCGTGAAATATGCAAATGGATTGTTTGATTTCTCTGGATTGAAGTTGTGTACATATTGCAAACAGTTTTCTATCCCATCAGATATCATTTCATCCCTATATGTGTAGTTGATAAAATTAGGTCTGTAAGATAAGTGGTTTGCAATCTTTAGAAAGCATTCACCAATATAGTTGGTGATTGGTGGTTGTGGTTTACCTTGCTCTTCTGCCTCTCGACATCGAGCCTTCCACTCCACCATCGCTTGTAAAAATTCTTTGTTGTTTACATAATGTGGTTTTTTCTTTTTTTCTGCCATAGGTCTTTCCCATAATTAGATACAATATACCAAATGACATACCAATTGTCAAGAAGTAATTAAATTTCAAAAATGTCTTGACTTCTCCTTGACAAGACGGTATTATCCCTATGTAGGGTTTGAGAATGAGTTAATGTATAGTGTCTTTCTCTGGGAAAGGAATTACGTTCTCAAACTCTTCATCTTCAATACGCTGTAAATCTTCATCAGTTGGTTCATCCCAAACTTTACCGTTGTCACGAAGTGACATTTTAGTTACGCAATGTTCGTAGAATCTGACAAGACCGACTGATGCGTCTGATATAGCAATAATACTATTTTTATTTAAATTGGCAATCTGAGTTTCGCTCGTGGTCAACCATCTTGAAAGTGCCATACTTTCAATTAGTCCACCGTCTACGGCTTTCGGATACAAATTAACTTGTAATGGATTGGTCACTTCTATATAAGGTCTACTTTTATCAGCAGAACTAATCACCGTTATAATCTCTTCTCCATTAGAAAGTTTTAAGACTTTTGTTTGCTGTTCCATCTTTATCCTTTATCTATAGAGATTTGTTTAATATCATAATCAAACTCTTCCTCATTGTATATATTTATTCGTTCCATGAAATGACGTAATGTAAAATTTTGTCTTCCCTTGTGAGTAAAATCATCTGCAATATCTACCAATCGAGCTGCGTCTTTATTGTCACCAAGTCGCAATGCACGACCAACGGATTGCAAGACTCTAATTCTACTTTTGGATGGTGAGGCGAACACGATGTTGTGAAGATTACGAATATTGATACCAGTAGAAAACGTGCCGTATGAAGCGATAATAATTGCATCATTTTCCTTCTCTGTGATTGCACGAATTTCTTCTCTAGTCTGGGTGTCTGTACCACCATAGACATAGAATATTTTTCTGTCATACTGTTTATTTAGTCTTGCACTTGCAGTCATCATCCCATGTAACACATTACCGTGTTTCTCTACAAATTGGAATAATACTAATGTATTACCTTTTAGTGCTCTTGTCAACCTTATAATAAATTTATTTCTTCTGGTGTCACGAACAATTAAGTCAACCTCATCTTGATAGGATTGGTCTTTCATAAATTTACAATCGGCATCTGGATATCTTAATACAAGACAATCAACTTTGAGTTTTGCAAGTGTATCACTATCCATCAGTTCCTTAGTTGTCGTTACTTTGTTTACTGAACCAAATAGACCCTCTAGTACCAACCTGTGTGTTTGCGTTCCATCTAGGGTGCCTGTGAACCCATGACGGTACTTACAGTTGACCATCTTGTTCATAATACCTGTAAGTGATTTTGATTTGAATATGTGAACCTCATCACCAAGAATAGTACTGAACTGGTCAAACCATTTCTTTTGCATTTTGTAAACTGATTGCCATGTGGATATTGTGATGGGTTTTGTAATGTTCTTTGAGTGACCTTGATATATCTTTTGCATCATAGATTCTTTGAATCCATAATCCACAAAGTCTGAATGCATTTGTTCTACCAGTGATGTTGTGGGAACAAGAATAAGAATATTACTCTCTGTCTTTGCTGCATACCAGACAGATAGTATGTAAATGATTAACGACTTACCGCTAGCAGTAGGACTAAGCAAGAGACTGCGATTGTTTCTGATTGCATAATCCAATGCGGCCATCTGGTAATCACGAATCTGTATAGTTGTTCCTTTGGACTGAGGTGACACTCTTCCAATAAA